CTCAAACGGTACAATTTGTGCCTACTCGTAGAAATGCGGGCAATAAGCTATTTTTAACCAACGAAACAACCAACGTAACGGTAGAGTATGCCATTACTTGCACACAAGTTTCTTACTATTTAACTTTCTCAAAGGTTTTAGCTTTAAAAGAAGGGCATTTTTACACGATGGTTATTCAGCAAAATAATGAATTAATCTATCGCGACAAGGTTTTTTGCACTAACCAAACAATCGGGACTTACTCGGTCAATACAGGCGAGTATGTTCAAAACGAACAAAACATAATATTCTATGAGTAACGTTCAGATTTTCAATTTTGAATCGCATAAACCACCAAAATCCAACGAATCTAATAAAGAAGCTTGGGTTACTTTTGGCGATGATAACGACTACTTTCAGTACTTAATTGACAGATATAATAATTCGACTACAAACAACTCGGTTATTAACTCTATAAATAAGCTGATTTATGGTCGTGGCTTAGATGCTACCGATTCAAATAAGAAGCCAAACGAATACGCTCAAATGAGGATGCTATTCAGAGAGGAAGTTTTACGCTGCGTAATTACCGACTATAAGCTTTTAGGTCAAGGATACTTCCAAGTAATTTATAACAAGGCAAAGAATGCTATTGTAAGAGTGGAACACGTTCCAGCTCAATTAATAAGAGCGGAGAAATGCAATGAGAAAGGCGAAATTACTGGGTATTATTATTCCGATAACTGGCAAGATGTTAAGAACTTTGTGCCTAAACGTATCGGAGCTTTTGGTTATGGCGATAAAACGTTAGAGATTATTTGTGTTCGTGATTATAGCGTAGGACAAAAATACTATTCTAATGTAGGTTATATGGGGGCTTTGCCTTATTCTAAATTAGAAGAAGAGGTAGCCGATTATTTAATTAACGATGTACAAAATGGCTTCTCGCCTACTTCAGTTATTAACTTTAATAACGGAGTACCAGATGAGGAAAAAATGGCTTTGCAGGCTGCGGATGTTAAACGTAAATTAACTGGTGCAAGCGGTGCTAAAATTGTCGTTTCATTCAATAGCGATGAAACTAAAAAGACTACTATTGACAATGTACCTTTAAACGATGCACCAGCTCACTATCAATATTTAAGCGAAGAAGCTAGAGGCAAGATTTTGCTAGGGCATAACGTAACAAGTGGTTTACTATTTGGTATTCCTTCGGCAAACGGATTTAGCTCTAATGCGGATGAATTAAAGAATGCTTCTATTTTGTTTGATAATATGGTTATCAGACCATTTCAGCAAACGATTATAGAGGCTTTAGATAAAATATTAGGATTCAATGCCATATCTTTAAAATTAATCTTTATTGGCTTACAGCCCTTAGATTCACAAGGAGAATTAACCGATGAAGGTAGCGGTAACGTGATTATCGTAGCATTAAATAGCCTTTCTCCTTTGGTTGCTACTAAAGTTCTTGAGAGTATGACACCAAACGAAATACGTAATTTGGTTTTATTGCCACCTAAAGCGGAAGGAACTGACATATCAACTGCTACACAACTATCGGCTCATATTGATGAATTAGATGTTGAAGAATTTGAGGCAGAAATGAATCCTAACGAATGGGAATTAATAGATAGCAGACAAGTATCATATGAAGATGAAGCTCGCTTAGATGCAGAATTAGAGGCACTAAACAACCCATCTAAATCTATAATGTCAAAGGCTTGGGAATTTGTAACAACTGGGGTGGCAAGACCAGATTTAAAATCTGACCAAGACGGCAAATTGTTTGCATCTCGTTACAGATATAGCGGTACAATTTCGGGCGATTCTCGGGAGTTTTGTCAAAAGATGATTAAGGCTAATAAGCTATATCGGAAAGAAGACATAGTTCGTATGGGTAATAATCCTAAGACAAATGAAGGATTTGGTGCACGTGGGGCAGATACTTACGATATATTTCTTTATAAAGGCGGTGGAGCTTGCCATCATTTCTGGACAAGAGAAACCTACAAAAGATTTACAGACCCCCGTAGAAATGGAGCTGAAGAAATAACACCAGCGCAAGCAAGAAAGCAAGGCGAGATTTTACCAACCAACCCAAGCAAAGTGTATCAAAAACCGATTGATATGCCGAACAAAGGATTTTTACCAAAATAAGAAATGGCACAAGCACTTTTCATAGGTCGTGATGACATCGTTAAGTTTACCGCCTTAAACGGTAACGTAGATACTGATAAGTTTATTCAGTTCGTTAAAATAGCTCAAGATACGCATATTCAAGGCTATCTGGGAACTAAGCTATTTAACAAAATTAACGATGGTATCGTAGCAGCTAACTTAACTAACCCTTACACGATGCTTTTAAACGTGTATATTAAGCCTATGGTTATCCACTGGTCTATGGTTGAGTTCTTACCGTTTGCGGCTTACACGATAGCCAACAAAGGGGTGTTCAAGCACAATAGTGAAAACTCTCAAAACGTAGATAAAGCGGAGGTAGATTATTTGGTAGAAAAAGAACGCTCAATAGCGGAACACTACACTCGTCGTTTCATTGATTACTTGTCTTTTAATCAGTCACAATTTCCCGAATATAACACAAATAGCAATGCAGATATGTTCCCCGACAAGCAAAGTTCGTTTTCAGGCTGGTACTTATAAACCAAAGAAGGCGAATATTAAAAAACTAAAGGTTTATCTTAATAAAATAGAAAATGGCTCTTAATTTCACGCATACAAAAGGCGATACTTTTAGCGAAGTAGCTTTTGAGGTTAAAAAAAATACAGTAGCAATAAACCTAACAGGTGCTACAATTAAAATGCAATTACGTAAAAACTACATTGATGTAGCTTCTATACTTGCGTTTACTTCCGTAGCTTCGGCTGGTATTACAATTACCGCACCTACTTTAGGGCAGTTTAAAATCAACGCTCAAATAATTGACATTGAAGTTTATAACTACGTTTACGATATTCAATTTACTTTGTCTACTGGCGAAGTTAGAACGTATGTAAAAGGGGGATTTAATGTAACACCAGAAGTAACACGCTAAGAAATGGAAGATATTATAGACATCATAGTAACCGAAACGACTAATTTAATTACGATTACTTCAAGCGGAAGCGATGAAGTAATAGATGTCAATATTATAGACAATAGAGAGGACATAGTTTTAAACGTAACTCCTACGATTGTTGAAATTAATATCAATTCCTTAGTAGGAAACTTTGGGGTTAATTGGGGGCAAATAGGTGGCATTTTGTCTAACCAAACTGACCTAAACACAGCTCTAGGATTAAAAGCAGATTTAGTAGGAGGCTTAGTACCTTCTAGTCAATTACCTAGCTTTGTAGATGATGTAATAGAGGTAGCTACTTTTGCCGCTTTGCCCATAACTGGAGAACAAGGTAAAATTTATGTCGTATTAGCTACTAACCTTATTTACCGCTGGTCTGGTTCTGCTTACATTGAAATTAAGGATTCTAGTGCGGTATGGGGTGCAATAACTGGGACTTTATCAAATCAAATTGATTTGCAAAACGCTTTAAATGCTAAAGAACCAACAATAACCGCTGGTACAACTTTGCAATATTATCGAGGAGACAAAACGTTTCAAGCGTTAAATACAAGCATAGTACCCGAGCTTACAAATTTATATTATACTGAAGCTAGGGTAGATGCTAATACAAACGTAGCAGCTAATACGGCAGCTAGACATAATGCGGTAACAATCGCAACGGCTAACGGTCTTTCTTTAAGCACTCAGGCTTTATCTTTAGGATTAGCAACTTCTAGCTTAAACGGTGCTTTGTCTGCTATCGATTGGACTACATTCAACGCTAAACAAGCGGCACTATCAGGTACTGGATTTGTTAAGTCTGCAGCTGGAGTAATTTCTTATGATACAAGTGTATATTACTTAGCATCTAATCCAAGTGCATTTATTGCTTTAGCGGCATTAAGTGCAGGTGCAGGAATAAGCTATAATAATACAACAGGTGTTATTGCATCTACTATTACGCAATACACTGATGCATTAGCAAGGGCTGCTATATCATTAACAGTAACAGGTGCTAGCGGTGCTTCAGCATACAATAATACAACGGGGGTACTCAATGTACCAACCTATACATTAACGGGTCTAGGAGGGCAACCATTAGCTACTAACCTTACTTCATTAGCAGGGTTAACTTACGCATCTACGTCATTTGTAAAGATGACTGCGGCGGGTACGTTTGCTTTAGATACAACAGTTTATGGAACAGGCTCAGTTACATCAGTTGCTGCTATTACTTTAGGTACAACAGGTACAGACTTATCAAGTACAGTTGCTACAGGAACAACAACTCCTGTAATTACTTTGAACGTTCCTACTGCTAGTGCAGCTAATCGTGGTGCATTAAGTGCAGCTGATTGGACAACGTTTAATAATAAAGCATCTACTGCAGCACTAGCAAACTACCTACCTTTATCAGGAGGAACACTTACGGGAGCTTTAAGCGGTACAAGTGCTACGTTTAGCGGAGATGTTATTATTGCAAATCCTTCAAACAATAATAAATTATTTATAAATAGAGCTTCTTCTGCTTATACTTCTGGAATTTTTTATCAGACAAATGGAACTTCTGATTTTCTTATTGGACAAAATCCTTTAAGCACTGGAACTTCTGATTTATCTATTTATAATTATGGAACTTCTTCAGTAGTATTTAATATAGCTCGCTCTTCAGGCGCAGCCACGTTTTCGAGTAGTGTTACGGCAGCAACAGGAAATTTTTCTTCAAGTGGAAGTTATATTTTAAAATCGCAGACATCTACTACTACAGGTGTATTTATGAATAAATTCACTAATGGGAATGATGAAGGTGTATTTTTATTTCATAATGGAAGTTCTGCACCTGCAATTAGTGGAGCAAGTACAAATTCAATTGGTATTGGAGCAGATTATGCAACAGCAGGTGGTGTTTATAGAGATTTGTGTTTAGCAACAGGTGGGGTAGCAAGAATTAATATTACTAGCGGGGGCAACGTAGGCATCGGAACGACGGCGCCAGCTAATAAACTATCAGTTTCAAATCCTGCAAACGGAGTTGTGGCATCCTTTACAAATACGGCAGATGCTGACTTGTCTATAAACCTTACAAGTGGTGTTACTCTATTAACTCCATCAACTGGTATTTTAGCCTTTGGAACTTCTTCTACCGAACGTATGCGTATTACTAGCGGGGGCAACGTAGGCATCGGAACGACGGCGCCAATGACATTTGGAAACTTTACAAATCTTACTATTGCAAGTACGGCTACAAATAATTTTTCAGCTATATTTTTAGTTAATAGTTCTGTAAGCATTAGAGGAAGCTGGTATCAGAATGGTGGTACACAAATAAACTTTGGAACTGCAACGGCTCATCCTTTAGTATTTGACACTAGCGATGTCGAACGTATGCGGATTACTAGCGGGGGTAATGTCCTAATAGGCACCACAACGGATTCGGGGTATAAGTTAAATGTTAATGGTAATGCATTTTTAGGCAACCTTGCAAGTGGTAATAATGTATCTTTATTTTTAGCAACAAATGCAAGTGGTGGTCCTAGAAGCATTACATACAGAGCAGCCACAGCTTATATTACCATTGATAATACTAGTGGAGCAGCTGTAATGACAGTTGATAATGGGGGTGCGGTAACAGCAAGCAGTTTTTTTGAGTCGTCAGACAAGACACTAAAAACATTAATCCAAGATAACTACCAAGCAAAAGGTATTGAATCTGTTATAGCTAAGTTGTACACTAAGAATGGCAAAGAAGAATTAGGTTATTATGCACAAGATGTGCAAGGTATATTGCCGAGTGCAGTAAGCAAGGGGGCTGATGGTTTATTAAGTCTTTCTTATCGTGAGGTGCATACCGCCAAAATATCTGCCCTAGAGAAACGTGTTGAAGAATTAGAGCAACAATTAAAATTGAACTAATATGTCTTGGGCAGGAATAGCAAGTAATCAATGTGTGAGTTTAAATAATCTAAAGGATGCTGTGGCAACAGGTGTGTTTACACAACTAACCACCATTCCTACAGGTACAAAGCAGATAACTAAATCTGAAGCATCTACTTATGTAAATTGCTCAACAAGTTATGCTCCATTTGCAGCTAAATCTTCTAATCAGTTAGTAGTCAAGAGTAACCTAGTAGCTAGAATATCACTTAGCTTTTCGTTAACTATTGAAGCAAGTAATGCAGGCACAATGGACATCTACACAGCTTCTCCTGCAGGAGCAGGATTTACTTTATCTACCACCTTATCTACTAATGGAGCAACATTTAATGTTACCCTTTTGGCAGGTGATGCTTTTTATGTAACTTTGACACACACTGCAAGAGCAACAAGTGCTCAAAGAGGTCAGATTGCAACAATAGTAAATAGTACTCCTACTTATGTACAAACAGCAGCAGGAGCGTTGCCTAAAACAGTATCATCTGCATCAACTACGTTGGTCAATGGAAATACTTATAGTGCAACAGGATTATTTGGAAACCCCGTATAAACAATAAATAAATGAAGAATATCGAAGCAGTCTCAATTTGGGACAATGGTACAGTACAGCAAGCAACTATTCTTAACTCATATGCAGTTAATGTAACGCTTAACACATCCGCTACTTTTTGGTACGGCTTATTCTCTACAACAGTAGATGGTAATCAAGGTGCTCAGTTAGCACAAGGAAACTTGACTATGACAGGAGAAGCATACACTCAATGGACTACGGACAATTATGCGTGGGACTATATTGCAGAGCAGTTAAATCTTACTATTACAGGAGAGTATGTTCCTCCGGTACCTCCTGAGCCTACGCCTGAGCCTACATCTGAGCCTGTAGTTGAAGAAGTAGTTATATCTCAAGAAGAAACAAAAATTAGCTAATTACGTTTATAATAAAACAAACAACAAAAGAATGAAAATTGATTTAAACTTTAACCTTACCGAATTAGATGGCAAGGAAATTGCAAATGGAAACGCTGGTAAATTATTAGCACAAAATTTAGTTCAACAATCTAAGGGAGATGCTCTTAAATTTTGGGATTGGGCGGTTTCGTTAAATAAAGGCGAAGCAATAGATTTAGATTCTAGCGACCAAGAAACATTTAAAAACTTTGTAAAAGATAGCGAATCACTTCCTATCATTGCAAAGGCTCAAATTTTACACAAACTTAAAAAAGATTAACGGTGCTTAACTCCCTACCCGACTGGTTTACAAATATTCTTACCGCTTTAATAGCTTCTTTAGCTACATATTTTAGCACACGCAAAAAAGAGAATGTAGACATACAAGGTGGGGAGTTGTCGAATACCGAAGCAGCGATTAAAATCTGGAGAGAAATGGCGCAAGAAATGAGCGATAAGGTAAAAGAATTAAGTGACAAAATAGACAATCTTACAACTGAAGTACATAGTCTTAAAAGCGAAAATTCTACGCTTAAATCTAAACTAAACATCTTAGATGAAAATAACGAAGTTAAGCCAAAAAGGGCTAGAGCTAATAAAGTCGTTTGAAGGCTTGAGCCTAGTACCGTATGTTTGCGCTGGGGGTATAAATACGATTGGATACGGCAACACGTATTATACGAACGGTAAAAGAGTTCTATTAAGTGACCAAAAAATTACAACACAAGAAGCCGAAGATTTAATTAAACATTCCCTTTCTACTTATGAAAAAGCGGTTGATTCATTTTGCCGTGATGACATATCTCAAGGGAACTTCGATGCACTCGTTTCTTTTGCTTATAATCTAGGCACAGGAAACTTACAGAAATCTACCTTAATCAAAAAGGTAAACGCAAATCCCAAAGATGTAACCATAGCAGATGAGTTCCTAAAATGGAACAAAGCAAACGGCACAGTCTTAAAAGGATTAACACGCAGACGTCAAGCGGAAGCTGACCTATACTTCTCTTAGATATGCAAAAATTACTTATTCTTTTGGCTTGTGTTGGATTCTTATCTTGCAAGCCTAGTAAATCTATTACCGAGTACAAAGAACTCGTTAGAATCGATACTATACAAAGCGTGAAAATAGTCGAAAAGTACAAGGCTTTTCACGATACTTTAACCATCGTTTCGCCTTGTGATTCTAATGGTATCCTAACAAACTTTTATAGCAAGATAGCAACACCACAAGGGCAAGTAATAATTCGTTCGGTAGGTGGCAATATTCAAGCCCAGATAGATTTAGACTCGATGAGAAACGAGATAGAAAACAATTACAAATCTTCTTTAGGTAGAATTGTTGAGTACAGAGATAAAGAAGTAATTAAGTACAGAGTGCCTATGTGGGTAGTTTGGTTATTACTTATAGAGTTAATAGCTTTGGTAGCTTATTTATACCTTAAATACGGACTTAATGCAATCAGATAAAGAGAGAGCTCAATCAATTAAAGACCATTTTTATTCTAGTAATTTAACAAGGGCAGACTTTGAGCGTGAAAACTGGGATACATACGGATACGCAAGCGTAGAACAATTTCATAAAAAAATTACAAGACTTGGATTAAGTGTAGTAAAACGAAGCGAGCATTTTAAACAAACAAGACCTAGCACTAAAATTGAGCTTATTGATTTTAATTTTGAAGAAGCAGATGATTTTGGTATAGAAAAAAGTATAGGCAAGGAATATACCAGCTTACGAATTACAGATGACTTTAAGAAGATAGGAATACTATCAGATATACACGTACCTTATCATTCTTTAGAAGCTTTAACCTGTGCAATAAAGCATTTAAAAGAAGAAAAAATTAATTGTTTGATTCTTCTAGGGGACATTTTGGACTGCTATTCAATAAGCAAACACGAAAAAGAAAAAGATTTAAGGGATTTTCCAAGAGAAATAGAAATGGGCAGAAACTTCTTACAAAAGCTAAGAGATATTTTTCCTTTAATCCCTATCTATTACAAGATGGGTAACCACGAGAATCGCTTTCAAAGATATTTAAACGAGCAAGCAGAAGAGTTTGCTGGCTTACACGAGCTGCAATTTGAGCAATTTTTCAGGCTTGATAAATTAAATATTACTTATGTGCCTGATTGGCAAGGGATAGAAATAGCTGATTTGCTATTGCTTCACGGACACGAGCTTATGGCTGGTGGAATGAATCCTTCGCAGTCTACGTTTAACAAAACGTTTTGTAATACGATTATAGGTCACGTTCATAGAACTACCAATACAATTAAAAAGAATGGCTTTAAAGAGTTTTTGCATACCTATTCAATGGGATGCTTAACCCAGTTGTCTCCTAAATACTATCCCTTTGCCCAGCACAATCACGGAATGGCAGTTGTTACTATTGAAAATGGTAAAACTAAAGTAGATAATATAGTTATTAAAGACGGGAGAATTGTGTAAATTAGATTGTTTTTCATAGTTAATAGGTTTAGAAT